AAAACAGAAAATAAGAAAATCACCGGCCAAAGCCTAGCGGAAGAAGCAAACCAAAAACTGGTGGTGATAAAAATGGAGAACTATGCATTTTACGCCAGTATTGAATCAGATCGCAATATTCCTAGTAAAGATTTATTGGATTTTAGTGCTTTAGTAAAGTCAAAATTTAGTGGAGCAAATTGGTTTTCAAGTAATACTGGTAGTTTTTATATTAAACAAGACAAGAGTGAGCGAGAATCTATATTAACTATCTCGGATGGCGCTTATTGTGCAAAGATTACAATAGATGATAATCATAAGTTGACTAATTATAGTTTTGAACACGAAAAATGTCGTGGCTATCAAGTATACGCTACCAATTCGGACTAGATAAGCAGTGATCCTCTGTTGCTTAAAAACATCTGGTCATTTATTCCGTCAATGATACCGTCAATAGAGAACGGTACATCTTTTCCATCTATCTTAATATTAAGTTGTATTGGTTGTTTGCTTCTTTCTATGTTTTCAAATTCATGAGAAATAGAAACTGTCTTTGAAATATTTGAATCTATTTTTGGAATCGCGAGGCTAAAATTAGATAATGGTGCTAACTCATCAGTGACAATTTCGCCCAGTTCTTTAGCTCGTTTCATCACTGGGTTTTCTGAGTCAATAAGTCCCAACATCAACCCTTTTCCAACAAAGTCACCAACTTTTCTAGCTGCCCTCGAAGGGGAATGAACATCTGCACCAGCTTTTAAGCCTCTGAATGCTGTTTGTCCAAGTGAATAACCAGCAGACCAAGCGCTACTGCCTTTTTCGTTAACACCATTGACAAAACCTTGTCCGAAGTTTTGACCTGTACGCCTAGCATCTTGGAACACTCTAGGCGCGAGCATATTGAGCTTATCAATAGAACCTTCTGCCGCCCTCCAAATATCACCCCAAGCTTTTCCAGCTCCATTATTCAGTTTTAATAACTCTTCAGCAACAGTTCTAGCCATCTGCTCTGTGTCTTTTTGCGCAAACTTAGTTTGCTTTCCATGGTTATCTGTATAGGTTTGTTCGCTTTTTGACAGCTCTACAATTTTAGATCTTAATGATTCAAGATCACCTATTTGTGCAAGATTGCCAAGTTCTGCCAGCTTTTGAGAGACGATTACATCCATTTGCCGTTTTTTATTCTCAGAAAGGCTATCATTATAGTCTTTTTGGGCTTTATCAGACTTCTCCTTCGCCGCACCCACGCGTAATTCCGCAATTTCAGCGTCTAATTGAAGTTTTCTAAGATCATCAGTAGATATTTTTCCATTCCGCAAAGCATCATTATATTTTTTACGTGCTTCAGTTGAATCCTGAACCGCTCTCAAGTAATTTAGCTCTGCCTCTTTTGCGCCAAGCTCCTTACCTGACAATTCGTCAAGAATGCGTTTCGTATCATCAAGAGCTTCTTTATGTCTTTTTTGGGCCTCAGTACTGAGCTTAGTGCCATCCATTCGCCTAGCCTCATTATCTTCTGCTGTCTTCTGAGCTGCCGAAAAAATACCAAATGCAGTAGTTACGGTACCAACAACAGCAGCTATCACAAGAAATGCTGGATTCGTCACAAAATTAAGTATGTTAGATAATGCCGTACTTGCTATACCTAAAGCTCCTTGTGCAGCAGCTACAATATTAAGGCCTGCAGCATAACCACCAACCGCAGTAGTTCCAGCAATGATAGCCCCATTCATAGCCAGTTGTATCCCTTGCATAACACCCAACGCAAGCTGATATCCCTGCCATGCAATAATAGCACCGCCGATTGTAGTGATTAGATAAGAGAGCACCTCAACTGCTCCACGACTCTCAGCCAGCCCCCTCATAGCATCGCCAATTCCATTTAGTACACCAACGATTATTCCACCGGTGAAGTTGGCAATAGGAATTAAGAATGAATCTACAAACGGCTTAAGGTAATTACCCCACACGGATTCTAGTACTCTTCCTACCAGCCTAATCGCCCCTCCTAAAGTATTTAAGAACGCAGGTAATAACTCATTCCCAGCCCAGTTGATAAATGGTTTAATCCTATCCCACACGTCAGACAGAATCTTTTTGGCAGGCTTGATGAACTTATCGATGTCATCGCCGAATTTTTTAATGGCTTTCCCGATCTTGTCAAAGTTAAAGTCCTTAAAAGCATTCTTCAATTTTTCAAAGATCGCATTAACTTTATCAACCCCCTTTGCGATATCAGAATTATCAAAACCAAGCCCTGAAGTATCATGGCTAACGCTGCCACCACCTCCAGACTTGCCAGAGCCACCAGAACCGCCTGTATCTTGCTTGGATAGTACATTCATCTCATCGAATCCGGCAAGCTGTTTCTGAAGCTTTTTAGCGGCCTTAGTAGTATCTCCAATGTCTTTTGTAGAACCTTGTGCAGCTTTACCTACATTTGCCATTGAGTTAGCAGCTTGGCCACCAGAAGAAGCTACATTTTTAGCTCCAATAGATCCAAGGCCAAACAGCGCGCGGACTGCATTGATAGCCGTTAAGACAAGCTTAATAAATGCAGCTACATAGTTAGCGGCAGTTAAAATCACATCTTTAACTACATTAAAGAATCCAGCGATATTAGATTGGCCAATAGCATTCATACAGGCCGTGATGCCACGCACAATGGCATTCTGCATATTCATAAATGAAGTAGCAACACCACCAGTAGCACCTGCTGCTTGCTGTTCAAACGAACCTAATCCATTAATACCTTCTTTATTGAGTTTCACGGCAGCTCGCATAAAGTCATCCATTGAAGCTTTGCCGTCTTGCAGTGCATCGTAAAGCTGAGAAGAGTCCATATAACCCATAGCATTTGCGATCTGCTTGAGCTGTGCTGGCATAGTTTGCATAAGAGTCTTCCAGTCCTGCATTTCTGGTTTGCCCTTTGCATAGGCCTGTTGTAATTGCTCCATCGCAGAAGCTTGCTGTTGAGCGTCTGCACCGCCAGCTAAGATAGCGTTATTGAGTGCCAAATAGATAGCAGTGGAGGCTCTCAAGTTACCGTTTGTAGCTGTAAAACGCTGGACGGCAGTAGTTGCAGCATCAAGAGTGGTTGGAAGTCCCTCAAGTTTGTTAGAGAGATAGTCAATGGAAGCCTGCGAATCCTGTGCAGAAATACCAAGATTTCCCATCACACGCGGGAAGTTTTTGAGCGTATCAAAGCGTTTTACCGCATCACCAGTGCTAGAAGCGATCGCCGCCATAGCTTTTTGCGTGACAGCAGAAACAACGCCAATAACGGCACCTGTAGCAGCCATCTTAAGGCCCATGTTTTTAAAACCGCCAGAAACGCCGCCAGAGGCCGTAGAAGCGGCCTTAGAGATACTATTGAGCTTCTGATTAACTCGATCAATCTCTGCCTGGAATTGCTCGGTCTGGGCCTTAATCAAGACATTAACTTCATCAACCGTGTGTGCCATTATTATTTCTCCTGTTCAATATGCGCATTGATGTACGCATCGAGGTCTTCAGATCTCGTAAATACCCTACTGATTGTCTCCTTGGCCATGAAAGGCGTTTTTGGATAAGTCTTAGCATGGAATGCCGCTCTAACATATAGTCCAAGAGTATGGTTCATTTTATCTTTTTCTGTAATTCTATCTCTGTATCCATCTAGACAATTTGTGAATTGTCCAATAGTTAATTCCCAGTATTCAGTAGGATGAAGACCGATATGGAATGCTAGTTTTTCTTGGGCTCTCCAGAAGTCTCGGAAGTAGGCATAGCTTCTTTCATAGCCTTCTCCATCTCCGCCTTGAGAGTCTTCGAATCTACTGTTTTGCCTAAAAAACCTGCATCAGCAATTCCTGACATAACTTCGAGCATGACCTTATCGATGCCGCTCTTAAATAGCTCATCGAACTCTTCAGTAGTTCCACCACCAGCAATGAATAAGAATAATAGGGAAGAGATAGATGGCTTGTCCTGAAGGGAAGAAAAAGCATCAAAGAAACTCATTCCTTGCTCTTTTTCAGCTTTAGCGATATTTGAAGCTTTATAGTTAAGTTGAACCATGATTTTATAACCTCGATTAAATAATTTCATTATGTGGGATTTAACCCTCCCACCGGGGATTAAATTAAGCTACTTTACTAAATGTCGGCTTGCCGGAAAGACGAAGGGTCAACTTAAAGCCGTCTACGCCATCGACAGTCTTCTCGCCATAAGTAAAGTTCTTGACAAATGCTTTATAAGCAATTTTGCGTTTACCTGGGGTCTGAATTTCCCAGTCTCGAACCATACCACTATCGAATAATGCACGCAGTTTCTCAATTTGCGTATCATCGTCCATGTAGCCTTCGAGGTCTTGCGATCCCCAGTCAGCAGCACCAGAGAGGAATTCTTTAGCACCATCTGGACTATCAAGAGTAGTTACATCAACTTCTTCTTTTTCGCCGGTAATTTCACCGATTGAAGTTAAACCTTTGATAACAAGGTTGGTTGGTTCACTTCCTGCCTTAATGAGTGTTAGGGAAGTACCCATAGTTAAGCCTTTGGCCATAACTTATATTCCTTATTTGAATTTCACTGCACTAAATCTGCAGTTAGAGTGGAAAAGCGTTCCTTCTGGATTTGGAACATCCACAGAATGTACTAGTCGATAGTTAATCGTTCTCATCTTAGCCTCGACTTCACTAAGAATGCGAGATAGGTCTGTACTTTTGTCTGTAAAAATATCTACAACAACTTCAATCTCTTGCTTTGCAATTTGGTTATCTAGGTTATATTCAGGATTATTGCTGCCAATCCAAAAGGTGATTACAGGAACTTTAGTAAAGATTGCTTGAGAGCCTTGCTGGCAAGCATATCCTAGGCTTTTGAGAGCTTTATAGATCTCTTCCTTTGGTTGATACATTATTTCCTCTCCAGACTAGCTGAGATAGCTTCTTCGATCTGTTTTTTGATATCAGCTTCTGATTCCTTAAAACCTCGATACATCGGTGCTCTTGCAGGATAACCGTTGGTTTTTATAAACCTCAGCCCCTTATTGGTCTCTAGAGGATAAACCCAAGGAGTCATACGGTAGGTCATACCTTTACCTTCCGGATGAGTACCTACGGCTTCTCTACCGACACCATACTCAACATACATTGCGTATTCGGTTGGGTTTATGATTCCTCCAACAATCTCAGAACCTTTAAGCTCAGCTGGAATCACAGTAAGAGCGCCTCGCAGTTTACCACCGTGTTCATACCTATTTACTGGAACTAAAGGTTTAGTCTTCTGTTCCAGAATTGCCGAAGCACGGTTCACGCCCCTAACAAGATTCTTGATTACTACTGACTTATCAAGTTTAGATTGAAGCTCTCGGATACCAGTAACGTTAATTGTTACGCTCGCCATTTCACCCCCGTGATAAGCTTATGTGAATCAAAGGGAAGAACTTTAGTTACTTGGTAGATCGTTTCTCCTACTTTGATTAGATCGTCTAATTCAACCTCTACAGAAGTGCTACAAGTGATACTAATATCAATCTTCTCGACAAGGCCCATTTCATTCTGGACTGCTCCGAGTTCATTGAATTTAACATTACCATTGAAGCTACGTTTAATATTTGAACTTACATCTTCCTGTTTAATAACTCCACCTTCATCGTCGACAGATTCAGTCTTGTCTAGGATATAGATGTTTTTGTCATAGAAAATGTCAGCAATAATATTTTGCGCAACCTTAGGAAACAACATTGCATCTCCTATATGGCTTTAAGATGTTAGCAACCCCTCCAAACAATTCATTATCCGAAGCAGTGACAATGTAATTCTTAGCAATATTTGAAAATGTAATGGTTTGGCCATTATCTGAGATGGATTGGATCTTAGTTTCAGTGTTAGAACCTGCAACCTTATCTTTAGCTTCCTGGAGTAAAGATGAAACAACTCTGACCGATATAGATACTAATCTCTCATCATATTGAAGTTTATTAGTAGTATCTAAATTAAGATACAAAGATAAACGATCAGCCA